TCTAGACGTAACTACAACCAACGACGGTTTTACGATATGTATAACCAAAAGGAGAACCAAATGGCCCAACGAACCCGTGAACAAATCAACAATGACTATGCCAATACATGTGCACAGATTGGTGAACGGTCATTCCAAATAAGTATGATGGAAGCAGATGTTGATGCTTTAAAGAAGCGAGTGCTTGAGCTTGGTAAAGAGATTAAGGCTCTTGATGAAGCTGAAAAGGCTGCTCCAGCTCCAGCTAGTGCCGCAACCGCCCAACCCATTCAAGAATTAGGAGTTCCTAATGCCAGTGCAACGCCCTCAGCCTAAGGTTAAACGTATACGTGTATATAATGGTGTAACACTTAATCAACAAGTCTTATCTGGTGTCGATTGTGATAAGCACAAAGTGAGTATGGAAGTTGGTCAGTATGGTATCGTAGTTAAACAACACGTACCATTTGGACCTAAACTTATCCCTTGGGCAAACATTCTTGAATGTGACCTTGTTGAAGAAGGTGCTGACCTGAAGGCGGTGAGTGCATGAGTATTTACGACCTTATTGAAACTAAGTTTACTGAGATTAATGGGGCAATGCAAAAGATTGACCCAGCAACCGGGAAGCCGGACCCTAATGAGGTTACCATACCTCGCCAAGGTATGATTAATGGATTGTTGGTGTTAACTAGCCTTATTAGAAATGCCTATAAATATGGCTATTTACTGTATATAATTGGACTGTACCTACTTATTAAACTTCATTTAAGAAAGGCACCCGAATTTAAATCAGCCATTCTTGGAGCTAAGCCGCAACAGTGAGTAAAGACGCTCTTCTTCAAGAATTGCTAGCACGTCAGAAGAGTAGGTTTGACCTCACGAATGTCTGTTTTAAGCGACAGATAGAGTTCATAGAAGACCCCAGTAAGCTAAAGACTTCTGTAACAGGCCGCCGAGCAGGTAAGACATACGCTTGTGCGGCCTACTTACTGCATACCGCCCTCAACCGCCCTAACACCACTTCATTGTATATCACTCTCACTCGAGGGAATGCTAAGCGTATTATATGGCCTACGCTTATGGAACTTAACTACCTTTACTCATTAGGAGCTACAATCAATGAAAGCGATTTATCCATCACTTTTGGAAATGGAAGTCGTGTGTTCTTATCTGGCGCTAATGATTCAGCCGAAGTTGAGAAGTTCAGAGGACTTGGACTTGCTTTATGCATCATTGATGAAACTCAAAGCTTCAAGGCATTCCTTGAAACTCTTGTCGAGGAAGTCTTATCTAAGGCATTATACGATTACGATGGAACGCTCGCTCTTATTGGGACACCTAGTCCGACATCTTCGGGGTATTTCTGGGAGACTGCCGGAGGTAAATTGGCAAAAGGGTTTAGCCACCATAAATGGACAATGTTTGATAATCCCTATATTAAAGAGAAGAGTGGGAAAACCCCACAACAAATCCTCGACCAAGACTTAAAGCGTAAAGGAGTGACCATTGCTGACCCTTCCATACAGCGTGAAGTATTTGCTAATTGGGTTGTCGACACTAATTCTCTTGTCTTCCATTATGACAACGGTAGGAATAACTACATTTACAATGGAGAGCAAACCGAATTCGTTATCGGAGTGGACCTTGGCTTTGACGATGCTGATGCTATCGCTGTTCTCGGTTGGAGTTCTACCAGTCCTAATATATATCTTGTTGAAGAGTTTATAAAGACAGGTCAGACAGTCACAGACTTGGCACTTATAATAGAAGACTTTATTAAACGTTACAATCCATTACGTATTGTAATGGACACTGGTGGACTAGGTAAAAAGTTGGCGGAAGAACTGAGGAAGAGATATGCACTACCTATTGTCGCTGCTGAGAAAGTTAGAAAGTTTGAGTTTATCGAGCTTCTCAACGATGCTCTTAGAACTGCAAAATTCAAAGCTAAGAGTGATAGTCAATTTGCGCAAGATTGTATGTTGGTTGAATGGGACAGAAGTAAGATTGATAAACTCGCAATTAAGGACACGTTTCATAGTGATATTACCGATGCTGTGCTCTACGCTTACAGGGAGGCTCTACATTGGTTGTATGAACCTTCTATGCAGCCAATTCTTAAAAATACCCCAGAATGGTATAAAGCAGTTGAGAAAGAGCTGGAAGAAGAAGCAGAAGCCCGTATGAGGGCAACAATGGGTCAAAATGACGAGGAGCTCTGGGGGGGCGGGCTCCCCCCTTCAGATGAGAGTTGATAGGGCTATAAGGCCTATAGCGCCCAAACCAAGCATTATTAATGGATGAGTCACCAATGTTATAACCCCCACCCATATAATCACTGGCCACATAAATATAAGCATAAATGAGACTACCGTAATGAGAATGTTCATATTTTCTCCTTAATAGGCGTGAGGGTGAGGCCTTTAGCCTCCAACTCTTCTAGCCATTCTTGGTATTCCACATCACAATCCTTTAACACTTGTTGAGCTTTGGCTCTTCCGCAATTGCAATTCTCGCAAGGCATGTTTCATCTCCTTTTCATTCATTTTAGTACATTGCATGAGATAGTTCAACTTGCAAATTGTACAATAGTTGTAAGGATTCTTGATTAACAATTGACAGTTCATCGGTCCTCCAATCTGTCCATTGCAGCATCTATATCTTCTCCCGGGTCTTTCTCATACCCACAATCTAAGCATATATAGTGGTCAAACTCATCATGCGGACAACAAGTTTGACAATCTGACTTTTCACAATACTCTTCATTTTCTGTTATATTTAAACATTCCATAGTAACCTCCTAATCACTACTTAACCCCTATTTGCCAAAATAGTCAAGTCTAAATGCTAGTTAAGTTTTCTTAACCTCACTATATGTAAGTATATCATCTATATAGAGTATAAAATATATTGCAATTTAACATAACATGTGTAGGTGGCGTGTGCCTGGCGCTGGAACCAAAGTCCCTATATATAGAGCCCCGTGAGTTGTATAGTCGCTACAATGTAGTGATAAGTCGTACCCCAATACAACCGCCATCTACACTACTATAGGTATTACATAGTGGAACTCAATGAGCTTCGTAGTCTTCTAGAATTAGCCCGTGAATACGGTGCACTGGTTATTAAGTGCAAAGATGTTGAAGTTCACTTAAGCCCAAAAGTAGAATATAATATAGTTGCACCTCAATCTGCTAATCTTCCAATCACCCCACAAAATGTTGAACTGAGTAATGAAGATATGCTCTTCTATTCTGTTGAACAACCCAAAGAAGAATCCAAACTCTAATGCCTACACGAATGCCCTCACTTATTGAAGTGTTAAATAAACTTTTAAAGAAGCGTAAGAAGAAATCTAAATAATAGTGACTAATAAATTATACTTGATTTGTGGAGTTCCTGGAGCAGGTAAGACTTGGGTTTGTAATCAACTTAAGTATAAATATACGTATTTACCACATGATGACTATAAAAAGACTTTTGTTCAAGCTGTTATTAATGCGGCCTGTACTTCAGCCCGCCCCCTCATATCTGAGTGTCCTTTTGGTGAAACTGAAGTTACTGAACAATTAGGATTTAAAGGTATAACTGTTTATCCATATTTTATTGTTGAATCTCCACACATTGTATCAAATAGATACTTTAAACGTGAAGGTAAACCTTTATATAAAGGCGCGATTACTAGAGCAACTACTATCAAAGATAGAGCTATTGAGTGGGATTGTCCATTTGGAACCGCTCAAGAAATCCTAGAATTACTTAAATAATGGCTATTGATTATAAATCCTTTACTTCTAACGGCGAGCTATCTCTTTCACCACTGAATAAGAAGTGGTGGGAAGAAGAAGAGATGGGCGACCTTGCAGCCTCTATCTTCGGAGTTGTTAAATACCTCCAATCTAATCAAACCCTTCGCACTACTAGCCTTATCACTACAACCCGCCTCTATGGCAATCTATCATTGATGGGGTTAAATGGGCTCACATACTCAAAGCTTGCATCAGTCACTAACGCATCTGCTTCACGAATCGTATAATGTATGCCAGTCAACAGTTGATGCTATCACAAGCAAAATTGCAAAGAACAAACCCAAGCCACTCTTCCTCACTTCAGGCGGAGATTATAAGTTACAGCGCAAAGCTGAAAAGCTTACCAAATTCGTCGATGGAATATTTTATGAAAATGATGCGCACCGCCTTGGGACAGAAATATTTAGAGATGCCTCTATATGGGGGACTGGGTGTATTCATGTATTTGAGCGGGATGGACGAATTAAGTTTGAAAGAGTAATCATCTCTGAGATACAAGTAGATGAAGTTGAAGCCTTTTATGGTCATCCTCGTTCCCTCTACCGCGTAAAGACGGTAGATAGGGGCGTACTGCATAACATGTTCGATGAGATTGACCCATCCAATAAGGACGCCATCAATGAATCTAACAGCGCCAAGCCCGATGATTTGGGTGGAAAGCCCACAGTCAGTGACGAAGTGGCTATATGTGAAGCCTGGCATCTACCTTCTGGACCCGATGCAGAAGACGGACGCCATGTCATTTGCGTGGACAAACACGTATTGTTTGAGGAGAAATACGACAAGCACTATTTCCCTTTCGTATTCTTCCATTGGTCTAAGAAACTATTTGGATTCTGGGGTCAAGGATTAGTTGAGCAGATACAGAATATACAATTAGAGATTAACAAGCTGTTGTGGGTTGTACAACGTAGCATGCATCTAGCAGGGAGCTTTAAGATACTGCTTGAGAATGGGAGCAAGATTGTTAAGGAACATCTTAATAACGATGTTGGCGCGATTATTAATTATTCAGGTACGGAACCTAAATACGTTACTCCGCCTATTATACCCCCAGAAATCTATCAGCACCTCGCTACACTTAAGAACGCGGCTTACGAGCAAGCTGGTATATCTCAACTCAGTGCCGCCTCTCAAAAGCCTGAAGGCCTTGATAGCGGCGCAGCACTCCGAGAATACAACAACATCGAGTCAGACAGGTTCATGACTGTTGGCCAATCCTACGAACGATTCTATGTAGAGTTGGCTCAAGTAGTAATCAGCATAGCGAAGACGGTATATGGTGGCGGGTCATATAAAGTTAAGGTCCCAGGTAAAGGTTTCATTGAAACTATTGACTGGAAAGATGTGCACATGCATGAAGATGCGTATGTGCTCAAGTGTTATCCAGTCTCCGCTCTACCTAATGAACCTGCAGGACGGTTACAAACTATACAAGAACTCATGCAAGCAGGCCTTATCGACCCTGAGTCAGGCCGACGTCTACTTGATTACCCTGACTTAGAAGAAGAAGAGGGATTGAACAACGCCCCTCAAGACTACCTTCACGAGATATTGGATAAGATGGTGGATGATGGTGAATATACACCTCCCGAACCCTTTGATGACTTGCAACGAGCCCACAAGCTCGCCCTCAACTACTATGCTAAATATAAGACTCAAGGGCTAGAAGAAGAGAAGCTAGACTTGTTTAGACGGTTCATGGACCAGATACAGTTACTGCAGCAGGCTGCTAACCCTCCAACGCCGGCTCAACCTCCTGCTCAGCCACAAGCAGCCCCCCAGCCTCAACCCCAATCAGCTTTGGTCCCTAATCAACCTGGAGTAGCTCAATAATGCAACAAGTAGCTAAGTTACCTGAATCTTTAGTTAATAGCAAAGACCCATTGAAAGAACTAGCTGAACAATTGGATATTAACCAACCTCAGGTTATAGAGTTTGAGTTCTTAAAACACACAACCAAAGGATGCATCTAATGTCTCTACAATCAGCAATGGCAGCGCTTGGCTCTACACAACCTATAGAATCCTCTATAACGAGCAAGGAAGGGTCTATAAGCCCTTCTGAGCAAGTGGTGGCACCCCAGGTATCCCCTACCCCTTCTGAACGCCTTAAAGAGGCCGTGGCGCCCGTTAAACAGGCCCCCAAACCCCCAGGTAGTGATAGGTTTGCTGCATTAGCTAAGAAAGAGCGGGCTATACAGAAGCAGTTGGCTGATATTAAGGCACGTGAGGCATCGGTTAAGGCATTTGAATCCCTTAAAGCTTCCGCCACCTCCAATCCCCTTGAAGCCCTTAAAGCCTTGGGCCTTAGTTATGAGCAGATTACCCAGTATTTACTGAATGGCAATAAACCCACTCCTGAAGCTGAAGTTAGTCAAGTGAGGCAAGATTTAGAGAAGCTTAAGCAGGAGCAAGTACAGCGTGAAGAGCAGGCCAAAGTGGCGGCCAAGCAGGCTGCTGAACGTGAATATCAACAGACTCTAGAGGATTTTAGTAGTGAAGTTAAGGGGTTCGTACAGTCTAATAAAGACTCATATGAACTCACTAATATGTACCAAGGTGAAGAGATAGTGCTTAGTACGATTGAGCAACACTTTGCTAACACTAAAAGGATTATGTCGATTAAAGAGGCGGCGGATTTAGTGGAAGCCTACTTTGAAGAGCAGGTTAAAGCTGCCCAACAGACCAAAAAGTTTCAGGCTAAACAAGAGCCTAAAGTAAGTGAAGGACAGCCAAAGCGAGAATCGGTGTCGAAGTCTACCCCGACACTCTCAAATGGTCTCACTTCTTCAGCACCCTCCCTCCTTCCGGCGAAGACAGAACAAGCCAGGATGCAGAGGGCGATGGCTGCATTAGATAAAGCGTCCAGCTAACACCCCTAAATTGACATGGGGCATAGACAGATATAAACATAAGCGTCGTTACGCATATAGTAAGGTAATAAGTTTTACCTTAGTACATATTAAATAGGTATTGATACAATGGCTAGTGGATATTTAGATTTAACAGCCATGAACGCT